CGAGGCAGCCAGAAGTCTTCAAGCATACTCATATGCTTGCGATCATCTCTCATCTCACCAGTCGAAGAATCATAGACCAGTTTATTACGATAACGACCCATGACTTCGCGGAGATATTGTTCCGCTTTCATCTTAGGCAAGTTACCAACATCAATGTAGAAAATTCTACGTTCAGGTGCTCTAGAAATTCTGTAGATGACTAGAGAGTCTTCAATCATTCTCAATTGATTGACAGACTTAATTGCTTTATGGAGATAAGACAGAACCATATTTCGGTTATGGTCCATGACACCAGAAGGAACATATGCGATTGCATCTGCGGCAATCTTAACTCCTTGGTTGTCACTACCCTTATAACCTTTTGGGAAGTAAACGTAATAGTCTACAGTCTCACCGTAATCAAGTTTTAAACCAGCTTCGAGTTCTACTCCTCTGAGTTTTTCTTTCTTGACTTCTCTTACTCTTTTAATTTTAAGAGCATCAACATATCTCAGTTCTTTGATACCTTCCTCTGGTTTTTCAAAGTCAATGAGTTTATGATAGAAGATTCTACCGTCAATATACCAACGACGGAAAATCTGGTGTGCTCTTTTATCAAAATCTAACAGACGAATAATATGTTTAAACTCTTCTCTGATAGATTTTTTAATCTTGTCGCTTGCTGCGAGATTTGACAGTTCAATCTCTACAGGTGCGTAATCTAAGTCGCTACTGATTGATTCATTGATGATGTCATCAATCGCGGAATCAGTCTCGGGATGTAGCGCAATCTCCCTATATTTACGGATAAACTCAAAATCGTTTTGATGTCTTCCTACGCCATCGAGGTCTAGGTACTGACCAAAATAGGCACCTGCAGCTACTGCTGAGGTGCCATCATCACTATCTGGAGGAGCAGGAGAATATACCTTCCCCTGCTTTTTTCTAGCCTCGATAGAAAATCCAAATAGTTCAGCCATCTTGTAATAGTATTTCTATATCAATACTATTTATCAGTTCTGTAAAGAGTTCTTTGTGACTTCAAAATAGTTGAACTGGAATTCAACTGTAAACTCTTCAATCTGATCATTCGATTCGTAAGAAAGATCGATTGCAGAAATTGCGGATGGCCAGGAATCATAGAAGCGATATGCACGGACAACATCCATACCATCGACCCCAGGAGATTCAATATTCTGAGGTGTTTTGGAAGGTTTGATTCCGTCACGGCTTAATTGATAAACCGTCATATCTCTACAATATGTCTCACCACCATCAGCACCGTAACCCAATTGGGCAACGTTTTCGGTGTGAGCATTGATTCCACGAGACCACTTCTCAAATGCCTTACGGATGTTGAAATCACCGTCGTTAACAACAGTTACCGACCATGGTTCAAAGGTTCTGTCACCAGCAACCTTGAGCATTCTACCTCTGTAAGGTACTTCGATTACACCAACACTAGATGCGGGGATCTGTGCGGTCTTAACAAGAAACTCGGAAGTTTCTGTTGCGGTCTTGGAAGAATCCGAACCGATATCAACAACCCCAGCGAGGTTAGGGAAGTTGAGTCTCACCAAGAATAGATTGGGGCGTGCGCCCCCTCTAGTTAGTTTTGATTTAAACTCTGAAATGCCTTTTGCCATTTTCTTTTAGCTCCGTGTGTTATTTATTAAAATCAACCAATTAATTCATTGAAAGAAACACCCGTTCTAGTGGCAACGAAGGTGATCGTGATGAAGTTGATCGACCTTGCAGGCTTGATGTAAATCTCAGCCTGGAACTCGTTACGGTCAATGACATCGGGAGTGTTGTTAGAGTCATCACAAACGACTAAGAAGTCGTAGATACCTCTTCTTCCCTGAACATTTCTCAGATATGGATCACAAGCACCTTTGAATCCAGCGCGTGTGATTTCATCGTTGATCTCAAATAATTGGAATTTCGAGAATCTAGCGATGTTTTTCTCCAGTTCGATGAACAAGCGACGAACGTTAATACGATCGAAAGCAGATGGAGAAGAAAGTGCAGTCTTATCACCGAAGAGTACGATACCCTGACCTGGGAAAGAAACAACAGGGTTGATTCTTGCAGTGTAGAGTCTGTCTCTCTCGGATTGTTTTGGAGAATATGCAAGTTTAGTTGCATTTCTCAGGTTTCCTCTGTTGTAACCAGCAGGGGAGAACCATGTCTCGGAATTGATTGTGGTGTTGATGCAGAGACCTGCAACATCAGCCGCACAAGGGAGATAACGGTAAGTATCGTTGTACTTATCGTAAACGTACTTATATCCAGAATCGAAAATAGCGTAGGAACTACTTGCGAGTGTATTAAAGAAGTCAATGATTGCATCAGTCTTCTTAGTAGAAGTATTAGAGTTGATTACATCACTTCTCTGTGGAGAAACAACAGCAATACAATCTCTTCTAGATTCTGCAACACTGATTAGTTTTGTAGCACCAGCAGCAGTGATCTTACCTGGAACTAAGAAGTCAATATCAGCAAACTCTTCAGGATCTAAAACTAGATCGTAAGAAGATTCGACTTGACTTTGGATTGCAGATGCGGAACCTGCCCAATCGTAGTCAGCACCACTTGCAAGTTTTCTTGAAACTACTGCATTTAGAATTGGGAATACTGTGTTAGCAGCAGTATTAGCAATTGCACCAGTGGATGCAACGCCAGAACTATTTTCTGGTTGGATAAGATCGGAAGATTGAGTTAGAGTTCTATCTCCACCGTAGATGTAAGAAGAACTTAATTCAATAACTTTCTTCCAGAACTTGACATCACCTTCTGTACTCTTAGCATCAGATGCTTTGGACAGATATGTGAACGATTCGATTAGTGTACCTGGATTGCCAGTTACATTACCATCAGTGTCAACTAGGACAATGTGGAATTCGTCGAACTTACCACCACGAGACTTAACGAATGGGGAAGTTCCTGGTTGTGGGGCAATCGATACCCATTTCTTACCAGATGCATACTCTAAAGTAGAGTAAAGATCGTTACTTTCGATCGCAGTAGCAGTAGCAATCGTTGTACCTGTGCTGTCCTGAATTACAGATGTTGCACTGAGTCTCTTAGTTGTGTCCCAAAGGGTAACATCAACAGAGTCAGTACCATCATTCTTGTAAACAGTACCTTCGTAGGTGTTAGAACCACTTGCCCACTTGACATATTTACCAGCGGCTGGAAGAGCAGCACCAACTGTAGCAGCATCAAATGTTAAAGCAGCACCACCGCCACCACCGAGTTGAGCATCGGCAACAGTGATTGTGTCATCAACTGCATAACCAGAACCACCAGTCACAACAGTGACTGTAGCAGCACCACTACCATCAACTACGATGGAGAAAGTAGCACCAGTACCAGCACCAGCTGCGGTGTAGTCCGAAGTACCGATAGTATATGTACCAGCAGTTCTCGAAGCATCTGCAGCACCAACGGTGTCTACAGTTAAAAGTTGTCCTGCTACAGGTGTTACGGTTACACGTTGGTGAGCACCAACGTCAACCATGGAAACTGTAATTCCATTATGGAACGTACCGCCGTATCTACCAGCAAATGCATAAGCACTGGTGACACCGCCGTAGTTCTCTTCGTAATCCGATTGATTGTTAATTAGGAGAGATGTGGAAGTAGTTCCATCAACCTCAACATTAGCCGTCCTTAAACTGAGGTCATTAGCAGCTGCAGGTTCTCCACCAGCAGGTCTAATAACAGCAGCAACACCACCGTACTGAATAATAGTAGCGGCGGCAAACCAAGACTCATAATTATATTCGGAAGGTTCACCGAAAATGTCAACCAGCTCTCTTTCGCTGGATACATAGGTGACCTCATCCGTAGGTCCTTTCGCAGAAGCGATAGCGACAACACCGATGTTTTGGTCAGAGACGTTAATGGTGGCTGTTAGATCAACCTCCTTTACTTGTACTCCTGGTGAAGCAAACGCCATGTGTATATCCTCTATGAGATTTATTCTCCAAACTATTTATTGTTTAGGGGCTTTACATGGGGGAAACAATGCATGAACACACTACCAGTCTGGATATTCCCACTCTGCGGTTCTTCCATTCTTCCTTTTATTGCTTATTCTTTTTTTGGTGCATTGTTTGCATTCATATGAGTAAGACGATGGATATTTACCTCTATCTTTTCGTATCAAATAATAATCTGTAAGTAGATCTTTTGTCTCTCCACAAGATCTACACTTTCTCTGTTTAAAAAGAAGATGTTCTAAATTAAACTCATCATCAAGGTTCATTTATATTCCCACATGAAGGATCTGTCCCCGTATTCATCGACCTTCCATACGTCACCAGCTGAATCCACAAAAGTACTCTCTTCAAATCCATCGTTGATAAACCCAAACGGCGCCATGTCTTCTTCAATTGCTTCTCTCTGATCTTCAAATATTCTCTTTCTGATATCATCAGATGTTAGTTCTTTGAAATAATCAGATGTACATAACCATGCAAAGATAACCAAACACATTGCAAGGTCATCATTACATCCTTCTTCTGCTT